TTCCGTCCTGCAAGCCGATGTTCGGCACCACGGACAAATGGTTGATGCCGAGGTGGTCAGCCAACTGCTCTACGATGCTGCGCCCCGTCTGTAGGCTCTTGGCGCGTGCGTCATGCGGCAGGTAATGCTTGCCGTACTGATAACCCTTGTTTACAACCACTTCTGCAATGGCGCGGATGTCTGCACCCGAGACTGCGTAGAAGTCGATGACGCGCACCTCGCCGCCCACCACCTGATACCACCAGATAGCCGTGTCGTCGCGGTAGCCCAAGTCCCATGCTGTGTGTACCGGATACCCCTCCGTAAAGACTACACGCTCGTTAATACGCGGCTCTGCCTGTCGCATCTCTGTGCCAAAAAACGCACCGATAATGGCTGCTTCGAAACTGCACTCGTACTCTTGGAGGTATTGGTCCTCCGACAACTGCGCCTTTGCCGCGTTGAGTTCACTCTGCGGCAGCAGGCCTGATTCGCTGGCAGGCAGGCGCAGGACAAACCACTCGTCTGGGATGCGCCGTGCCGTCTCGTAAATGTCCCAGAATTGGTTCTTGCCCTTCGGCGTACCGGCGAACACAGCCCAGCCTTGTTTGTCCGAGAGCGCAGGGCGTATCACATTGCCAAATACCGAGGGCTTGAAGTCGCCGTACTCGTCCATGTACACGCCGCTGAACCCGAGGCCGCGCATTGCGTCTGCGTTGTCTGCGCCGAATAGGCTGACCTTCGCCCCGTTAACGAGCGTAATGGTCATCATCTGCTCATTGATGTCGCTGATAAGCGGCTGGGCGTAGTGCTTGAAATAATCCCACGCAATGCGGCGTGCTTGGTTCTGGTACGGGGCGACATACCCAAAGAGGCCGTTTGGCCCCTTGTACATGAAGGCTGCGCGGATGATGTCGTTAACCGCTGCGACACTTTTGCCTGCACGCCGATGCGCGACAACGCAGGCCCACCGCTTTGTACGGTCGTGGAACGGCATGAAGGCCCGTCTAGGGCGGTACGGGAGTTCTACCCGCTGCTTCACTCGGGCTTGCCCCAAGTCGCCTCAATCTCAATCTTGCTGCCGTCAGGGCCGCTGTGTTCGTGCCGTGCGAGTTTAGGCACATGGTATTCAAGCAAATCGCTGAAACACTTAAACGCCGCCTCTGCGCCCTTCTCTTGGTGTATCTCGTCGAGCCAGCCCTGTAGCCGACCTGCGTTGCCGTCTACAAATCGCGCTATAGCCTCCCGTGCAGCGGCTGTGGCCTTGTTAGGGATGCCTGCTCGACTGCCCCCGCCTGTCTTTACGCCTTTAGCCATTGCACTTCTTCACAATTTGCCATGCGGACAGTTTACTGCTGTTTACCGCGCCGCATCAACCTGTTAATCCCGCTTAAGTATCTTAACCTTCTTTTCCTCACCGGGGAACACCGAATGCGGCGGCAACCTGTAATGGCGCAGGCCGCGTTTTTTATCGTCTCATTGGATGGTGAATTTCATCTATTGGAACATCGTAGGATTGCAAAGGAAATTTTTTCTTTCGTTCTTCAGGCGTCAAATTTATGCGAGCCTCCACAGCGCGAGCCTCTGCTTCCCCTCCCGCTCTTCGATATTGCTCATAAGGCTCCAGATTTAACGCATCCAATCTTTCTCTCGTCAGTTTCTTTTCTAAAACTGCGTTCATTAAACTAATTGCGTCTATATCAGGCCGACGCTCATACGCCCTTTCAAATCGGCGTATGGCTTCGCCCGGTGGCACTTTGTACCGCTCTATTTCGTTTAACAACATAACGGCTTGTTGCGGCCCTTGTCGTTTCCGAAATTGAGTTGGAGAACTTCCTTGCGTAAAGCCCGGCTCACGCTCTTGAACTGCGTGTTGAAGTTCATGAATTAGTGTCGTTCTTAAGTCTTGCGGTGTTGCGCGTTCGTAATCGTGCATTGATATCATTTCTGTGTTGAATTCCCCCGATTTTTGTTTACGAGGCGGCGCATACGACCCTCGTTGCCCAACATCGGGTTGCCCCGGCAATTTTTGGGGCTGACTTATTCGGACATTTTCTATATCGGGATACGCCTCTTTTAACTTTTCGTGAGGCAACAAATCCAATGGAGTTTTTGGGTAATCGCCTGAAGGCAATCTATATCCACCGAAAACGCCTTTCTCACCTAAAAATACGGTATCGGCGTCGCTAATTTCTTGCCGCCATTGCCCATCTGGCGCTCGGAATGTTCCCGTTTCTCTCCAAATTGTGCCAACATCTGTGCCAGCCGCTTCCATTTCCTCGGCGCGTTTCGCGGCAGCAGCGTCCCATGTTTTTGCTGATTCACCGATAAAAATGTCGCGCCGCATTGTGCCGCCTTTTTGCAACGCGGCGGCTATCCGTAGCGGGTTAACAAACTCACCCGCGAATTGACCCATTGACCGAGGGCTTTCAAACGCCTCTACAACTGGGTCAACAACAACCGCTTTAGCCGTCTGTACGGGCTGCGTGACCAGAGCCTTACCCAATGCACCAACCCCCTGCGCCGTAGCGTCTAGACGCGGTGTAGGGGCGCGTGCGGCGGCGGCTTGGGCGTACTCTGCCGTCGTCATGCGCCCGATGTTGGGGTCGCTCGTAAAGGCTTCGTAGGCAAGTCCACCGACATCCCGTGCGCGGTCTGCAAGGGTATCGACTACCCCGCCACCGAAGTCAGCGGCACGGTCGCGCATCTGCTGGAGGTATTGCAGCGCGGCAGCGTACTTTGACGGTTCCGCTTTCTTCGCCATTATTCGAGGTTTTCGAGTTTGTATTTGAGGCTCGTCACGGCATCAACCACGGCATCGAACAGGTTAACAAGGTCGCTGTCCTTCGGGAGTGAACCTTTGATTTCGTCAAGGAAGGTCAGCAGCGACTTCACATACGCCTTCGGGTTGGAGTTCTTGTGGAACTCGACATCGTAGCCCGTGATGATGCCGTAGCGCCCCTGATACGCCTCTGTGTATGCGTCTACAAGGTCAGGGATAGCCTCGTAGTATTTCTGTAGGGCTTTGTGCTGCGCGTAACTCTTTGTAGAAAAGTGCTGAAGGTGCGTGACGGTCGCGCTGTGAAGCATCGTTCCGACAAACAAAGCCGCGTTTTTTTCGTGAGCAGCCATGACTCTCCCCTATGGTACGATGATGCTAGACCCCTACAGGGAAGGATGCAAGCATGACTACTATCTCCGACGAGTACCGCGCCCAGCAGGTTGAACTGCACACCAATCCCGCCTACGGCGTGGCTTCCATCGCCTTTGCGCCCATTGTTGCAAAGTTAATCGTGGATAACGGCATCAAGTCGTTGTCCGACTACGGTGCTGGCAAGAAGAACCTGCAACGCGCCCTTGAGCCTGCGGGTATCTCGATTGACTACCACCCCTATGACCCAGCCTTCCCGTCTTACGGGCCTCCCGTAGAGGCTGATATGGTCTGCTGCATTGATGTGCTGGAACACATTGAACCCGACCGGCTCGACGCTGTGCTGGATGACCTCGCCCGTATCATGCCCCGGTTGGGTTTCTTTAGCGTCCACACGGGGGCGGCTGGCAAAACCCTTTCGGACGGCAGGAACGCCCACCTCATCCAAGAGCCTGCGCGGTGGTGGCTTCCCCGGCTCTGTGAGCGGTTCCACATTCACCACCTCCAACACCATCAACTTATGGGTCAAGGCTTCTGGGTCGTCGTCAGCCGCGCCTGAAGCCACGCAACCGTCTCGGCAGGGTCACGGGCTAGGTACCACATCCCAAGCGGCTCAAACGCCATCTGGAAGCGTTCTTGACCCCTTCGCAGTTTGCCCGTTGGGGTCTTGATTTCGAGGAAGGCAGCAAAACCGGGGGCGGTGACCAGTTTATCCGGCACGCCTTGACCTGCCTGTCCCAAGTCGTAAACCGTAAATCCTACCGCCTTGACGGCTGCGGTGATGGCGGCATCGTTAGCATCCCGGCGTGCGCGGTATCGCATCAGAACGACCCGTCAGCCCATTCGTACCAGAGTTTGTAGGCGCGTACAAATTCCTCCACGCCTTCCCCAAGCAGCATTGCTTTGCCCTGCGGCGGCACGAAGAAAAACCGCGCTATCCGTAGCCCCTCGTCCGTATCCCCGCGCACCACCCACACTTGGAAGTTTGGCGTGGCAGCAAGTGCCTGCAAGGTGCGGCGCAGCCCTTCGGACATCCTTTCACCCTCGCGCTTCCATTCAAGCACAAGGAATTTTCCCCTCCTCTCGATAATGCCGTCGATGTTGCACGGCGTGATTTTAGGGTTGTTCGGCAGCAGCCCAAGAAACGCGCCGTAATCAATATGCGGCGCGAGTCGGTTTTTCATCAGCCGCTCAAACTCCACGGTTTTTTGCATCGTGTGCTGCGCGTTGTGGTGATACCCAACCTGCGCGGGTCTTAACCCAGCCGCGTGACCGCAGCAGTTCCTCGTTACCGCAAGCACCGCTGCGATGCTGTAGGATAGCCGAAGCGCCGCTGAACCTCTCCCCGCATTGCTTGCAGGTGCGGGTCATTTGCTCCCCCTTGCACGGATGGCGGCGGCGCATCTATCCCCATCGGCGTGTGTCCAACCATCGCACAACTTCGCACACGCCTCACGCTCTCGCTCGGCAACCTGCCACTCCATCTCTTTAAGCAAGTCTTCAATGGTGTCGCCGTGGCCTGTAGCGAAAGCGCGAGAATTCATATATTCCACGACTTTCTGCTTCTCTGCTGTAGCAACGAGGGCGGCGAAGCGAACATTAAAGACTTCCAACCATCCGGGGTGATACTCGCCTTTTTCGTATATGGTATCAACGTAATCCTCCGCCTCCCGCGCCATCCTGATGATGTCCTCGCGTGTCATGTCTTGTCCTCCTTCATCGCGGCACCTCCTGCCGCTCTTTGAGCCGTGAAATACCACGGGGGCCAAAGAGGCAAAAAACCATCGTCTTGAGGTGAGGGTTGTCCAGTACCTCTTTTGCAGGCGCATCGCGCAGGTGCATCGCAACGACACCGCGAAGCCACTCCATGCGCTCGGCTGTATCTGCGCCCTCCTCGACGGTATACCTCGCCCAAAGCGCATCGCAGAGTTTTAATCGGTTTATCGGGGTCGGTTCCTGCTTGTCCCAGCCTCTACTGGCACGGTCTTGCGCGGCAATAAACATCGCATCGTCCTGCGCCTTCTGCTCTGGAGTCTTGGTCGGGCGGTCGGGCTTCTTCTTGTCCTTAAGTTCAAACAAACCCTGCCATTGATTGCTGATGCTTTGGTTAACCACAGCATCTTGGTCAGCGCCATACCGCGACAACTTCAGTTTCATCGCGTGTTCGCTGGCAGTCTTAATGGGCTTGCGGATGGCGACCCTATAAGCAACCCATCGTTCCCATGCGGCTTCGTCTAGGTCGTTCATCGCAGTCTCCTGTTTGTGGAGGATGCACGGTACTCGTTAACGGAGGTAAACGCAACAACTTTAGTTAAGGCTTCTAGGATTTAAAATTTAACTCTGTAGGATTGTTTCGTAAGACCCATGCTCGGAGGACCGGGAAAGGACCCCCCTAACCCCCAAGAACATTGGGAGCCAAGAGAGTCCAACCTATGCCC